ATTGGTGATTATCTAGGAAAAGATAATTGGAAAGAATTTGCATTAGGCGAACTATTTTCAGAATTAGAAAGTGTTGATATAGAAAAAGCAAATAAGGTAGATAATATGGCAAAAAAATATGGAATAACAGACTTAAAAGAAATGAAGCAATTTGAAACATTCTTAGATGATCTAGTAAGCGAGATGGTTGGAGATGACACAATTACTGAAGAAATTTCAGGTACTAGTGTTGAAGAAGCAGAAGTTGTTATGGCGGCAAGAGCCTTAAGTAACGACATTCAAGACCACATTGAAAGAATCGGTAGAATGGCAAACGAAGATATACCTTCAATTGCTGATTCAATGGCACATGAATTTGGTGCACAAAAAGCCGCAGAATTCAAAAATCAAATGGAAGGATTACTAAGTTCTTTACTTGATGCTAACAAAAGTTCAAAAGAAGGTGTCGACGCTCTTATTGGTACAATGACTGGAGAAGAATCAGCCGCACCAATGCCATCAGAAGATCCACTAGGTGGTGACATGATGGAACCAGCACTAGATGAACCAGTAGATGATTTTGCTGGTGCAGACGCAGAAGCAGGACCTGAAGAAGAACCTCTAGGTAGAGCAGAAAAGATTTAATCATGAGGTTTACGGACTTTGCACTCACAGAATCTGACATGAATGATGTTACATCAGACGTTAAGGAACTTGTTATTAACAAAATAGACGGTGGTGTGCAGTCTGCAAGTCTTGATGCATTTGTAGAAGAAGTAAACAATTTAGGTATTCCAATTTCAAAAGCAATGCTTAGATTAATTTTAGAGTCACCAGAGTTTGAAAACTTAATTGCAAACGTAGACAATTCAGAAATAGAATTTAATACACCTGGAAATGTGCCAGACGAAATGGTACCAGAACCAGAAGACATGGAAAATAATGTTTCTAACTTGGCAACATCGGCCGCTAACCAAGGCATAGGAGATGAACTAAATGTCTGATAGTATTTTTATAAACGCAACAGAGGCTCGTAGAAGAAGCCGAGATAGTGTTGTAATTCTTAATGAAGTCAGAGCACTCGAAGCCAATGTCTTATCAAACATAAGTGCAGGTTCATTGCAACTAATACAATCAACAGGAACAACAATGACTGGTAATACTTCTTATTACCAAGCCTACAATGGCATAACAACTAACACTACTATAACTGATCAAATCAGTACAGTCAAAAAACATTTCACTGACAAAGGGTATTCGGTAAATATTACTACAAATTCATCAACCGGAAATACAATTCAGTGGACAATCAAGTGGTAGCAGAAAGCCTTTTAGAAAACAAATACAATTACCCCCAATTAAAAAGAGTTACAGCAAAGTCAGGACAACGCCAATACACTGGTGATGACAACAAGCCTGTACCTAGTGTCACAACCATCCTATCAGATACAGGAGACAAGTCGGCATTGATTGCCTGGCGTAAACGTGTAGGAGATGCAGAAGCAACTCGCATAAGCACAGAAGCCGCAGGCCTTGGTACCAAAGTCCATAATGCATTAGAAAAGTATATACTTGGCGAGGAATGGAACACCTTTGGTAATAATCATGTTAGTGTGTTAGCAGAATCAATGACGTCAGAAATGATCGACAATGGATTAACTAAAATAGATGAACTATGGGGTGTTGAAGTAGCCTTAATTGCCAAAGGATTATATGCAGGTACGTCAGATGCTATCGGTATATACGAAGGCGAACATGCTATTATCGATTTTAAAACTGCTAAAAAAATTAAAAAACGCGAATGGATCGAAGACTACTTTATGCAAGGATGTGCATACGCATTAGCACATAATGAAATGTTCGAAACAAAGATACGAAAAGTAGTTATACTCATGGTAGACAGAGAATCCAAATTTAAAGAATTCATTATTGAAGGTGAAGAATTTGACAAGTACTGTGGTAAGTGGGCCGAAAGATTGGCTGATTACTATGGAAAAGTTGATGCACAAAAAGTCTAGCATACGTTTATCTGCAAAGTAAACAAAAAAGATAAATAGTTGTATGGCAGAAAAAGAAATAATTATATCACGAATGCAACAACGCAGAGGTAATCGTATAGATTTACCTCAACCCTTACGAGCGGGGGAGATAGCATTAGCATCAGACAGCAAAGAAGTATTCATAGGCTTAGATCCTAAGATAGGAGTCACGGCTCAAAATGCAAATGTTGTTTCAGTTAATAATATAGCAGAAGGCTTTAATTATGCTAATTCATATCTAAATAATAATTTTGTAAGACTTATCATGCCTAGTAAAAGATTCCCTACAGGAACTTTTAACGGTACTGCAAATAACACAACTTTTATAGTCACTGGCAGTGGCAGTAGCGGTCAAGCACACGGAGAACCTGTATTTAATGCAAGTATAACAACAGGAAATATTAAAAACGTGTTTGATTCCAATGCATTTGAATCAACAGATTTTACAGGTGCTAAAAATGGAGTTGCATTAAGTACAAATGCCACAAGAACTGCGGCTAACTTGCTTAATAACGAATTTTTTGTATCTTCGCCAACAAGTACAGGTCAAAACACTACCATAACATTCGGCAATAATCCAACTGGTACAGATGATATCACAATAAATTATTATAGTAATGCAGATATAATTAGTGCAATGTTTGATACAGGTGTTATAGGGACTACTTCCACAACAGGATTCTATGAAGCAAAAAGTGTTGCTAGTTTTAGACAATTTAATAATGCATATATCAGATCAGATTACGAAGTAGGCACAGCATTTATTGGTTTAGAAAATAAACACACAGAAGTTTTTGCAGATTCAGGCACGGTGGCTTCACCATCAACTTTGACATTAACTGATATAATTTTAGAAGCCGCACCCACCGGAGACGCTAATGCTAATATTACTTCTCAGATTAATCTAAGTAGTGCAAGTAATTTAGATTTAGTTGTCAGCACAATTAATAATGATGCAACATTTAGAGCATCAAAAGTAGCAGGTACAGAAAATCAATTCTTTATTTCTTGTGATAGTCAGTTTCAAGTTAGATTTACCGATAGCACAGATGCCACAGAATTATCATTAACGCCAAATGCAACATATACCAAGGCAGATAATTCAATCAAAGGTCAATTAGAAAACTGGATTCATGGCTCATTAAATGACCCTGCGTTTAACATGTTTGTAGCGGCGCAGGTTGGCAATAAATTTAATTCAGGTGCAACTAGAATTAGTAAGTATACACCATCTACTAGTAGTGAAAACTTAACATTAACTTTTACAGGTAATCAAGAAGCAGAAAATTTTTCAACAATAACAAATAAAATATTTGGTGCAAGTGCAAATGCAGATATCACTGGATTAACAAATATCAAAACCAATCAAAGATTATTAACACAAGACGACTATGCTGTTCTATTAACAGGTTCCGCTAATTCATTATTCGAAGCAATACCAAAAACATGTCTAGCAGGTGCAACAACCGATATTGCATCGTTCCAAGTTTCAGATGTCGATAGTGCCATTATAGAATATTCAGTAAGAGCATCCGGTGGTTCTGGTAATGCGTATACTAGAACTGGAACAGTACACATGACAGGCAGTAGTGTACTTGCAGACGCAACACTTAATGACACTGGTGCTGTGATGCAAAACGGTTTTGGCTCAACTACATTTGATTTAAGTGCAGTATGGGACGGCGTATCAAATACAATGAAATTAAGAGCAACAAATAATTTATCAGATGGAACAACAAGACCAGCCACATTTAAATATCTAGTCAGAAAATGGTTGGGATAATTGCTTGACCAAATAACAAATCCCCAGCAACGATTATCTATATGGCGAGACTATAAAAACGGTCGCCCAACACTGGAAAATGTGTTACAATACATCAATTGTATAAAACCAATAAGTAGAACTTTTGATTACTATACTCCTAGTCATTGGCCCACACCATGGGAAATATTAGACCAAGGCTTGTTTTGTGTAAGTGGTAAAGCAATTTTATTATACCATACACTAGCACAATTAGAATATATAGATACAAAAAATGTTAGGTGGATTGTAGCAGAAAATAAAGAAATTTTTGAAGAAGGACTTGTGTTTTTTGACGGAGTATGTTATTATAACGTTTTACCGGATACAAGTGTAAATATTGAAAATTTTGATAATTACATAACAGTTAGAGAAATTATTAGACAGGAAAAACTCACAAAGATTTATGAAAGTTACAAAGAGAGACGGCACTAAAGAAGACCTAAACATTGACAAATTACACAAGGTTGTGATGTATGCAGTAGAAAACCTCACTGGAGTAAGTGCATCACAAGTAGAAATCAACAGCCGGATACAATTCTATGACGGCATTAATTCAACTGATATACAAGAAACTTTGATTAAAAGTACAGCAGATCTTATATCAGAAGAAACACCAAACTATCAATATGTTGCTGGTAGATTAATCAATTACCATTTGCGTAAGCAAGTATACAACACATTTGAACCACCATGTCTTTGTGATATTGTACAAAAAAATATTGATGCTGGTTTTTATGATCCAGAATTTGTAGAACTATACACAAAAGAAGAAATCAATGTATTGCAATCTTATATTAAGCATGACAGAGATGAAGATTTAACCTATGCGGCTATGGAACAATTCCGTGGCAAGTACCTAGTACAAAACAGAAGTACAGGCGAAATATTCGAAACACCACAGGTAGCATATATGATGATAGCGGCTACATTGTTTAGTAAGTACCCTGCTAAGAAAAGAATGGCGTATGTGAAAGCATACTACGATGCTATTAGTACATTTAGAATTAGTTTACCTACACCAGTAATGGCAGGTGTGCGTACACCACAAAGACAATTTAGCAGTTGCGTACTCATTGAAACTGATGATAGTTTGGATAGCATTAACGCAACGTCTAGTGCTGTAGTTAAGTATGTAAGTCAAAAGGCAGGCATTGGTATAGGTGCAGGTAGTATTAGAGCAATTGGTTCTAAGATTAGGAGTGGAGACGCAACTCACACAGGAGTTATTCCCTTCTACAAACTATTCCAATCAGCAGTTAAGTCTTGCTCACAAGGTGGAGTAAGAGGTGGAGCGGCTACACTATACTATCCTATTTGGCATTTAGAAGTTGAAGACTTACTAGTATTAAAGAACAACAAAGGTACAGAAGATAACCGTGTAAGGCACATGGACTACGGTGTACAGTTTAACAAATTAATGTACGAAAGACTTATTAGTGGTGGCAATATTACATTGTTCTCGCCTAAAGATGTTCCTGGTTTATATGATTCATTCTTTACCAACCAAGATAAATTTAAAGAATTATATGAAGCGGCAGAACGTAAAACAAGTATTAGGAAAAAGTCTATTCCTGCCATTGAATTGTTTAGTTCGTTTGTTCAAGAACGTAAAGATACAGGAAGAATTTATTTAATGAATGTTGACCATGCTAATACCCATGGAGCATTTATAGAAGACTTAGCACCAATTAGACAAAGTAATTTATGTTGTGAAATTAATTTACCGACTAAACCGCTTTCACATATTAATGATAAGGAAGGTGAAATCAGTTTGTGTACATTAAGTGCAGTAAATTGGGGTGTTATCAAAGACTTTGAAGAAATGAACAAAGTATGTAAGTTAGCAGTTAGAGGGTTAGATGAGTTATTAGACTATCAACAGTATCCTGTGTTAGCGGCTGAACTCAGCACAATGAATAGACGTCCATTAGGTATTGGTATTATTAACTTTGCTTATTGGATGGTTAAACACGACATGACATATCAAGAGCCTAACTTAGAATTAATTGATGAGTGGGCAGAAGCATGGAGTTACAGTTTAATCAAAGCCAGTAATAAACTAGCAATGGAAAAAGGTGCTTGTCCTAAGTCAATGGAAACAAAATACGGACACGGTATTACTCCTAACCAAACATACAAAAAAGATTTAGATGAACTAGTTAAACACAAAGAAAGACAGAATTGGAAAGAACTAAGAAAGAATCTAGTAGAACATGGTATAAGAAACAGTACGTTAATGGCACTTATGCCTGCTGAAACATCCGCACAGATTAGTAATAGCACAAATGGTATTGAACCACCACGTGGATATATCAGTATTAAGCAAAGTAAACACGGCGTATTAAAACAAGTAGTACCAGGCTTTCCTTACTACAAAAACAAATACGACTTGTTATGGGACCAAAAGTCTCCGCAAGGCTATTTAAAAATAATGGCGGTGTTACAAAAGTACATAGACCAAGGTATTTCGGTAAATACATCGTATAATCCAGAACACTATGAAGACGAAAAAGTACCAATGAGCGTACTGATTCAGGACCTCCTAATGTTTTATAAGTATGGCGGCAAACAGTTATACTATAATAACACATACGATGGCCAAGGTGAAATTGATATTAACAAAGATGACAAATTAGAAGATTTGCCAATGGGGGAAATCGATGACGAAGACTGTGAGAGTTGTAAAATTTAATGAGCGTACTTAATACTAAATCAAAATATACTGACAAAAGTAAAATGTTTTTATCAGAAGACATGGGCATTCAGCGATTTGATGTTTTAAAATATAGACAGTTTGATAAACTCACAGAAAAACAGTTAGGGTTCTTTTGGCGTCCAGAAGAAGTTGACATTACCAAAGACAGCAAGGATTTTAAAGACTTAACAGACTTTGAACAACACATCTTTACTAGTAATTTAAAAAGACAAATACTGTTAGATAGTGTACAAGGACGATCACCTAACTTGGCGTTACTGCCAATTGTCAGTCTACCAGAATTAGAAACTTGGATTGAAACTTGGGCATTCAGTGAAACAATCCACAGTAAAAGTTATACACATATTATTAGAAATGTGTACCCAGATCCTAGTAAAGTGTTTGATGAAATGATGAGCATTAAAGAAATCATTGATTGTTCAGACAGTATAACACAATACTACGATTCATTAATTGAGTATAACAGACTTAGAGAAAACGGCAGTTCTAAATACAGCGAGTATGAACACAAGAGACGTATTTGGATGTGTTTAATGAGTGTAAACATTTTAGAAGGTGTACGTTTTTATGTATCTTTTGCTTGTAGTTGGGCATTTGCTGAACTTAAGAAAATGGAAGGTAATGCTAAGATTATAAAACTTATTGCTAGAGATGAAAATGTTCACCTGGCAAGTACACAACAAATGCTAAAACTTTTACCGCGTGAAGATAAGGACTTTGAAAAAATATCCAAAGAAACCTATGATGACTGTACACAATTATTTTTAGATGCAGTTGAGCAAGAAAAGAAATGGGCGGACTATTTGTTTAAAGATGGTAGTATTATTGGATTAAATGCAGAACTATTAAAACAATATGTAGAATACATTGCAGGTAAAAGAATGCATGCCGTAGGGCAAGAAAAAATTTTTAACACTGGAACTAATCCGTTACCTTGGACACAAGCATGGATTACAGGTGGCGAAGTTCAAGTAGCACCACAAGAAACTGAAATAAGCAGTTATGTAATTGGTGGTACAAAACAAGATGTCGACAAAGAATCCTTTAGCGGCTTTTCATTATAATATAAATATTCACACACAGAGGAACACATGTTAGTAAATAAATCTCATACAAAAGGTGACGTTGTCACAATCAAATTAACCAGCGATACAGAAATCATTACACGTTTTATCAGTCAAGATGAAAATGGTATCACAATAGAAAAACCTATGGCAGTACAAATTACTCAACAAGGATTAGGATTAATGCCGTGGTTGTTTAGTGCTGATGCTTCTAAAGAAATTACTATTTCAAATGATAAAGTGTTTTGCACTATGGATACACTAAAAGATCTTGCTGATCAATATCTAGAAGGCACTACAGGAATAACTTTAGCAAAGGCTTAAATAGTAGACAAATCCAAACGGTGTTCAGCAATTAAAGATTGTTTTTCTTCTTCACTTAGTTCTGTTCTACCGGGATTGTTTGGAAATACACAACAAGGTTGCACATTGTAAAAACTGTTATTTTCTTCGCACCATTCTCTTCTATAGAACTTGTCAGTACCGTGTTTGTCCCATTCGATATGAAGTTTTTTAGCAGGGTCTTGTATTACTGTTATCATATCTTTACCAACTTGCACATTAGTATCTCTCTGTAAGCGATCTAAATATCTACCTTCAAATAAACCATAGGCAGGAAATGCCTCAGTATATTCAGGGTGGTCATTATGCCATTGTTCCATTTCCTGTGGACCAGCCGTTAAAGGCTGATATACACCGAATCTATCTGAATAATTATCACTAATCCATTTCTTTTCATTTTCCCATGGGTCTCCTACATCATATTTGCCCATATTAGCAACTTCGTTGCCGTCGGTAATCTTAAGTATGTTGTCGCCACCGTTATATGACTTGTACATAATATTGTCTATTTTGCAATAAACAAAACCTTCTGCTTGATTGTGGGTCCATTCTAGTTTCATACATGTATTTATTATGATAAATAATATTACTATGCCAAAAGCCGCACTAGATGGAATATCAATAGCAGGAGGGCCTATACAAGCCTCTGCATCAAGAACCAAAATAGAAGGTATTATTCCTGCACGAAAAGACGATATAGTAACGGCTCATGGAGATTCCCCTCATTCCAATCCAACAGTAGCAACTGGTTCTGGTAAAGTAAATATAGAAGGTAAACCGGCCGCAAGATCCGGGACTGATAGTGCTACTTGTATGCACGAAATATCCGGTGGCGCAAGTAAAGTAAACATTGGATAAACTATTTAATAACAAATGTGAACTAGACGAACGCAAATATTTCAAAGTTTTGCGTGACGACATAGATAAGACCGAACTTAGAGAATACAAAAAAGACATTCTATATCTTGGTGGCGAAATTGAGCGACAAAAAGCATTAACTACTCGAGCAAATACAAACAAAACTTTATCGGAGTTTGACGACAGTTACGAGTACATTGTCTCCACTGTAAAAAAAGATCTTAATTATAAAAACTTTGATGACCTATTCGAAAAGGTATATAGAGAAAAGTTAGAGTCAATACCTCATAATGTTTTCATAAGTGGTGGTATTGATAGCACCACATTATATAACGTGCTTAAACGCAAGGACATTGCGTTTAAACCGTATTGTATACGATACAAATCGCAGGGCACAGTATTCAACGATTATGAAATAAAAAATATTGCTGACGATGTTGTAACAATAGATTTTGATATTTTAAAGTTTTTTGATAGTGGCGATTTTTTAGAAACAGCACAAAAATATCATTGCGTTACTCCACAGTTTTTACCATTATTAAAAGCATTTGAATCAATAGACGGGCCTATAATAGAAACATCAAGTGCACCAAATGGCAGTATAAATAACAATGTATCAGTTGATAGATTAAGTACAAAGTACTTGTCTTATAGATATGCTCTAGATTTAAGAAACGACAATAGTATATTTAATTTTTATAGAAGTCATCATTTTATAGATCAATTATCTACAAATGTGTATAAAAAGTTAAATAGCAAATATAAAAGAGATGTATCGCGAGGAGCAGGCGTAGATGCATGGGATCAGGAATACAACATCAAAATACAATTATATAAAAATATTTTTGATACAGTTGGCCATAAGGCTGTCAAATTCACTGGTTTTGAGGCACTGAAATCTTGGTATGCAGATAAATATATAGGTAACGATCCTTATCTGCAAGTGTTCGATAAACATTTTAGACAACCATTGCTAAAACGCAACATTGACAAGTTTAAGGATTTATTAATTATAAACATATTAAAGGGATAATAAAATGGCTGTTAAATCATATATCGTATCGTTTGAACACGAACACATAGATGGTGATTCTGTTACTTTTAACCAGTCTGGGACAGAATCTGCACTAACGGGTGCAGGTGCAACAATAGATAGTAGTTTTGATCATGCTAAGTCTGGTATGTACAAGATAGATATTGACGAGACTAACATAAGTAGCATTTCATCACTTTCAGGTTACGTTGCATCAGAAAATGTAACAGACCAAGCAGATGCCACACTATTAATTAGTGAAGCAACAAGCGAATGGCACAAACAAAGAATAGTAACTAGAAACTTACCACTAAGGACAACATTTGATCCTGTATATACAGGCTCCGGCTCAATGGTATATTTAATGGACAGTGGTGTTGACCAAGGTCACCCAGAGTTCTCAGGAAAAAGTTTTGAACCTATATATTCAGTATTAGAATCACCCGGTGGATTTGCTGAATTTATAGAAGACGGCAACGCCGGTACAGATTTTGATACATCAGACAAACACGGTCATGGAACAGCAATGGCTAGTTTAATCAATGGTGCTACATACGGTGTAGCCGGAGATGCCACAATAGGAATTGCTAAAATTTCCGACCCTTCAGTAGATGGCGGTGCTATCAAATTAGAAAATGTACTAAATGCCTTTAAAGCAATAAGAGTAGCAGACATTAACTTTCTTGATGGCAGTGGGTCAACTTATACTAATACACCAACTGTATGCATGGCATGGAGTTTTCCAAAATCACAAGTACTAGACAGATATGTTTCCTTAATGCAAAATCGCGAAGGCTTCTTAATGGTTGCCGCGGCAGGTAATAATGGTGCTGATGTTGATAATTATTCACCAAGCGGTATCAATGAAATTTTAACAGTAGGCGCAAGTGACAGTTCAGATAACGTACCTTCATTCTCAAATGATGCAGGTGCTATCGTAGAACAAGGTACTGGACTACAAACAAACGGTGGTGAAGAAGTTGATGTATTTGCTCCAGGTGTTGCAGTAAACTATGCAGACATCAGCAATAGAATAAATGACAGCGATTATACAGGCGTTACAGGCGATGACTTAAAAACTACAGGTAGTGGAACAAGTATATCTTGTGCCATAGTTGCAGGTATGGGTGCTATGTCTTCACAAAGATTTGGAAGTGCTAGAGCAACAGCAAATGCACTCAAAGAACTAATTATCGAGCAATCATTAACTGGACTACTTTTCCAAGATCCAGCATTATACAGTAGTACACCAAATAACATCGTGTTTGCAGAAAACGAATATTATGCAACTGTTTGGAATACAGCCGCTGGTAATTTAGGTGACTTCCTATTAACAGGAGCAGGCGATATTAATATTAGTTTAGATGTAGCAAATACTGTAACAGATATTTCTGGTTCAGAGTTTGCCGCTATGCCTCCAGCATTAACTTTAAGTGGTAATGCATCAGCAGGTTGGAATATTACAGCAGATACTAGTGTAACAGGTACTATGAGCAACACAACCATTTATAACTTTATCCTTACAGCAACCAAAAACGATAATACCAAATACAACAGACATTTTTCAGTAAGTTTGTTTGGTGGTAGTGAAATTACAGAAGATGAAAGAACTGCAGGCAATGAAACATACTTTGTAAACGATGGCGGCACATTAAGTGAAGTTGTTTATGGTTCAGGTCAATATGCAGGTAGACAGTTAAAATAAAATTAATTTATAATAAAAAGTAGGCTGGGAACAGCCTATTTTTTTGACTGTACAAAATAAATACTACTGTGGAAACAACCAATATATCATTTGAAACTATTTGTCATATATGGCAAAAACATTTATGGCAAAATAGAGTGAGTCCAATAGAAACCCATAGTGCAATGACATGGCCTTATGATGGCAATCCACTAGAATTTGATATGGATATATTTGATTATACTCCTTCGTTTTTTGGCGTATTTCACAATGGCCGTGTTATTGGAGTTAATAGTGGTCATAGAACAAAAGATAATATCTATAGAAGTAGGGGTATATGGGTACATCCTGACCATAGAAAAAAAGGAGTATCTAAAATGCTTTTTGACGCAACAGAAAAACAAGCAAGAAATGAAGGATGTAATATGATTTGGAGTATACCTCGTAAAAGTGCCCTACCGGCATATACAAAGTTTGGCTTTGAAACTGTAGGCGACTTCTTTGATGAAGGCATGGAATTTGGACCTAATATTTATGTAACCAAGGAACTAGATGTATCCAACTAAAGTACACGGACCTCGACCCGAACACCTACCCAAAGATATTACCATCCAATGGAGCATGGGTAATAGTTGTAACTTTGAGTGCGAGTACTGTCCTACACAATTACACGATGGCAGTTTAGGTTGGCACGATACACGCATGTATGTTGACATAGTACAAAAAATATGCCAGCACTATCAAGAGCAAGATAAAGTAGTAAACTTTGAATTCATAGGTGGCGAAGTTACAGTAATACCAGGCTTTATTGAAATACTAGAAAAGGTAAGAGAATATAACGGACATAATATTGTATTCACAAACGGTAGTAGAACTGTTAATTGGTGGAAGAAAGCAAAGCATTTAATTGATGACTTAGTTATCAGTTACCACCCACAATCAATGGACGAAGACTCGCTTATAGAAATTGCAGAAGAAATAAAAGACTCAGTATATACAAGTTATCAATTAGCAGGTGTAAAAGATTACTTACCTAGATTAGAACTGTTAGCAGAGAGGCTTAGAACAGTATATAAGCATAGTACAGTACAAGACTACTGGGGTGTTAATATTGCAATAAAAACCATGTACAAAAAACTATTAGGTCCAGGTGCTAAACAAGATACATTTTATGACTATAGTGGCAATGATTGGCGTATTTTAAATTTACCTACATGGAAAGAAAATCCAGACACGCCCCCACCTCCGCCACCAGATCCAAATGCACCGCCTCCACCAGAGCCGCACCCAGGTAGATTTTTATTTACATACCAGACACCTGAAGAAACAAACTACTACAATGCAGATCAAATTATGGATCAAGGACTAAACAAATTTCAGGGAATGATGTGCCACATAGGTGAGCGAGGTTTTAATATCGACATGCGTGGCAACATTGTTAGCAGTTGGTGTGGTGCAAAAACTTACGGAAATGTATTTGAAAAAGATTTTGAATTACCTACACCTGATGGTGTAGTGTGTCCACATGAACATTGTAATAATCCAAAAGATATCCAGATTCTCAAAACTGCCTAAAACCCCTATAAAATCAATAACATAATATAAATAGACTGTATAAAAGGATATAACTTACTTTTATATTATTTTTGCCCACATTCAAGATAAAAATTAATAACATGCTAGGTTGTGTGTTGTGTTATCCTATTTTTGGGCATATACAACAGACAACAAATGGAAAAACTTAGAGACAAAGCAGAGTTATTTACACTAGTATCAATATTTTTATTCAGTGTTATCGCACTAACACCTGTAACATGAAATATGCTTTATGTTACATGATGCTACTATTTGCCGCACAGACTGATAACATAGCAGGCATTTTACGTGGCTTACGAGATGTCAATAATTCACCTTATTATCTGGAACCTAAAAATGAACATTAATCGACTTTTAAAAACAATTTACAAATACTGGATAGCACCATGGCACCCGATCAAGTAAGAGACGCAACGCCTAAAGAACAAGCAGAGTGGTTTGAAACAGACTTCTTTATGAAAGGTGACTTTGATGTACTACAAATGTTTGTGGTTATACCAGCAGTAATCCAAGTAGTAGTATTTGGCTTAATGTTAGCAGTAATGTATTTAAATACATTCTTCTTTTGATCAAAGAAGCAATACAGGCCGTTGTTGGTGTAGGCAAAGACAACAGCCAAATAAAAATCACACCCTTGCGAGTTCTTCTATTTGCATTTTTAGTAGCAGGAATATTTTTAGGCACAATTACATTGTTGCTTTTGTTTGCTTCTTTTGTAACAAATTAAGGATTTAATAAACCAATTTATCTGGCAAATAAGGTAAATACATGTAACAATTTATTAAAGTAAAAAAATATGTCAAATAAAACACCATATGAAATCCGTCTAGAACTTATCCAAGAGGCTAGGCTTATTCTTCAAGCAAAAGCAAACAAGCCTGAGTACATGCCAACGGCAGAAGAAGTTATTGAAGAAGCAGAAAAACTTAATAAGTTTGTATCCAAAAGACCCGAGTAATCACTCTCCTATCAAGTAAATAATATCTAGTAACGCCACCGTAACTCAGTTGGTAGAGTAACTGATTTGTAATCAGTAGGTCGTCAGTTCGAGTCTGACCGGTGGCTCCATTTATATAAATAAATGCGACTCACAAATAACAGGAACACAAATGGCACGGAATAAAAAGTCCAGAAATAAAAAATACGATCCAGAAAAATCACAGAATACAATTAAAGGTTCTCAAGACGTTAAATCAGGTATATCTGAGGATCTTACACCTCAACAAATAGCAGAGCAAGAAACACTTTTTAATCTATTAGAAAGAAAGATTGAAATTCCTGTACAAAGTTTTGAAAATAAACATCTGTTTATTGCAACACCGTGTTACGGTGGTCAAGTAACAGAACCGTATCTTAGAAGTATGGTTAGACTTATTTTGCTTATGAATAGATTCAATGTTAAATTTACAATGAGCACACTAGCAAATGAAAGTTTAATTACAAGAGGTAGAAATACCCTTGTTAGTTTCTTTATGGAAAATAAAGATGCAACACATCTAATGTTCATTGATGCTGATATTGAATTTAATCCTGAAGATGCACTTAGAATGTTAGCATACGATAAACCAATTATTGTTGGTGCATATCCTAAGAAAGCATTAAACTGGGATAGTATCTTACAAGCGGCTAGAACACCTGGATTAAATGAGACACCGGAGACTATTGAAGGACATAGTTCTAATTATGTTACAAATTTTGCATTTGCAGAGGATGAAAACGGCAATAAAATACCTTCAGTACAAATTAAAGATAACTTAATTAAACTCTTAGATGGCGGTACAGGATTTATGACAATTAAGAAAGAAGTTATACAAACTATGTTTGACAAGTATCCTGAAACAAAGTATAACAATGATTTAAACATTGATCAAAAGTTTGAGCCATTTATGTATGCATTGTTTGATTGTATTATTGATCCAGAAAGCAGACGTTACTTGTCAGAAGATTATACATTCTGCAGACGTTGGCAACAAATCGACGGAGATATTTGGCTAGATCCTAGAGTAAGCCTTAATCATGTTGGTCACTATACATTTAATGGTAATGTTAGAAAAATGCTTACAGGTGAAGCAAGAGTGCAACAACAATATGTATCACCTGACGATAGACCATTTGTTATTGGTGCATCAGATAAAGTTACAGAACAACCACAACCACAAAAATCCATACAAATAAGTAAAAAGAAATGAAGAAGATAAGTTTATTATTAGCCACAAGGCAACGACCAAACATGCTAGACAAAAGTTTAGATAGTTTATTAACTAACATAAGTGATACAAATAATATCGAAATTATGTTAGGCATTGATAACGATGATCAAGAAACATTAGATTTTGTACAGTCAGAAGACTTTCAAAACAAAATGCAAGAAGAATATAATGTAGATGTACAAGCAGTTTTATTTGATAGATTAGGCTACAAAAATTTACATCAATACATGAACCAACTTTGGGGACAGGCAAGTGGAGAATGGCTAATGCTGTGGAACGACGATGCTATTATGGAAACTAAAGATTGGGATTTAGAAATTGGAAAATTTGATGAAGAATTTGCATTACTTAAATTTAATCAAACAAATCATGCCCACCCATACGCATTATTTCCAGTAATACCCACAGACTGGTGCAGACTTATTGGTACCTTTAGTATGAATTCACAAAACGATGCTTGGCTTAATTTAATTGCTAAACCACTGGGAATAATCAAAGATATTCCAGTAGATGTTGTACATGACAGATTTGATCTCACAGGTAATAACGATGACGATATTTTTAGAAGCAGAGAATATGCAGAGGGCAATCCTCAAGACCCAAATGATCTAATGAGCGAAAATAATATCAGAATGCGAGATGCAATTATACACAAAATTGCATGGTACTGTAATAGGATTGGGCAAACAGAAACAAGCGATTACTTTGATAAAGTAAAAGCAGGTGAAATTGATCCTTTTGATGATTGGAAAAAAATTAGGGAAGAATCAGTAGGTTTAGGCTCAGGTTTATAAATAGTAGCATGGCAAAGAAAGACAAAAGAAGAACTATTGTATACTTAATTCCAGAAGGGGAAACTAGAGATCACCACACATATCATTATACCGCAGTGAAAACAAAAGCACTGGTAATTGAAAATAGAAAATTAAAACTTAAAAAATTTAATCCTGTTAAGCAAAAACACGAGTATTTTGTAGAAGCAAAACTACCACCACATAGCAAATAAATAGTTGACATATACTATAAATAGTAGTATAATAAGGGCACTATGGAAGAAACAATAAAAATATTTGTATACGGCACACTGAAATCAGGCAATTCTACACGAGGATTAGATAGTCCTCAATTTGATCATATCGATAAAACAAAGTTAGGTATTGCTAAAACTACTGGAAGTAAATTCAACATGGTTGACTTAGGTGCATTCCCAGGAGTAATTGTAAACGGCGAGCATGATATACTAGGCGAAGTTTGGGAAGGTGGCAAAGACTTCTTAGAACTATGCGATAGCATTGAAGGCCATCTAAAAGACAAAGAAGACAACTTTTATCACAGAGATAAGGTTGGTACCACAGAAGGCCCAGCATACATATATCATTTAGACCCTTGGTATTGGAGTGATTACGGAGACGATTACGAAAATGTTGACAGTATCACATTGTCTAATAACACACTAACTTGGAACAGATAATGGAATACGCATCACAATGGAATACTACTCTAGTAGATCCTAAACATCCAGTATTAAGAAATGAATGCACAATAGACCCGTTGACTACTGACATAGTATGGCAAACAGTTGAGCAAGAAATGTTTAAACTCATGCATGAAAGACTAGGCCTAGGCCTTGCCGCACCGCAACTTGGTAATCCTGTAAAAATGTTTGTAATGAGACACAGCACAGAAGGTGACATTG